AACACCGTATCCGGGTCGTCGCAAACATAAGCAACGCAATCACCAGCGGCAGTACTAGCCACCCAGTTCTGCGAGAACTGCTTCTGCTTGGTCGTCGGGTTGGTGAACGAACAGCCGAGAAAGACACCAACAAGGGTGCCAACGGTGCCGGTCGAAACGCTAATCCGCTCAAGATTGCCGCGAACGAGCGCAACGAAGTCACCATAGAAAATGTCCGTGGCGTACGCGTAAGTAATGTTATACATCCGCGTAGAACCGGCGAACACCTGCCCACCGATCAGATTGATCGGCTTTAGCCCGTAGGGCTTATCAACCGTGGGGTAAGCCATTTAAGACTCCTGAATTATTTCGCGTTACTGCCAAACCTTACTTCGCTCCGGCGCTCTTTAAACACCGGCATGCGAGGATCGTTTTGGCTCATGAAGTGGTTGTCTACCGAGGTCATTTGACTTTCCGCCTGCTGTTCATAGAACTTATTGCGTTGGTCAACAAACTCGATTGGGGTTTTGCAAAGTAAGAGTCCACCAATCTCAATACTGTCTGGGAATCGGGGCCGTTCCCCGGTTGCCATCAATTGGATTTCGGGATGCTCAGAAGCCTTTACAGGTTCCCAACCTTCGCGGAGCTTGGAAGAAACATTTCGCGCATCGTCTTTACCCATAAAACCTACACGAATCCAGCGGAAAGCATAACCGGGTTCCGGGGTGGGGTCAGGCAAAAGCTGTGGAGGCATCCACTTCGCGGGCCGCTCGTATTTAGCACGGGTTTCTTGATCTCGGGGGGTACGTTCAGCCATTTTGTTTCCTCATCTCTTCCGCTACCGCACGGGCGTACTGCTCATTCGTCAGTCCTAACCGCTTGGCTAAAGTTTCTTGTGTCCTCGTTAACACGATCTTTCTGGGCGCAGTGTTACGTGTGGCAGGTGCTACAACAGATGCTTTCTTCACCGGTTTCTCTGAGGGGAACGCATCAGGGAAAACTTGGCGCATTTCTGCGTTAATACGGCCAAAATACTCGTCACTCCGTGTATCAACTCCACTATCCACAAGTTCTTGGTGAATCGTTAAAGCCATCGCTGTCATTCGCTTGTTATCCCCAAACCAAGGATTGGCTTCTCGCCACGCATTAACTTTGGGGTCAACTTGCGGTACAACTGGCTCTGGATCGGGTTGTACAACAGGTTTTGGTTTTTGTAAAGCGGGTTTAAAGTTATTTACGCGCTCAGCTTTGATTTTCGCGCTTGTTAATGCTTCCTGCGCGTCAACCAATTTATCGGAATCGCCAGACTCGTAGGCTTCTTTATACTGCCGTTTAGCCTGTTCTAATTCCTGCGCGACAACTTTTTTAGCCTGCTCTAACAGAGCCTGCTGGCCTTGGCCGAGGTTACTTTGGAGTTTTTTGTTCTCTTCGATAACGGACTGAGCAAGGCGCAGAGCTTCTTCTCGTTCACGCAAAGCCGATTCTTTGGCTCTACGTTCTTCGTGATATCCCTTTGAGAAATGCTGAATACGCTTTTTGGCGTTTTCAGAATAGCTGGCAAGCTCTTCATCAGTAACATCGGCAGGAGCCTCTTTCATAGGAGGACGGTTGCGATCTGCTTCAGGCGTGTCGTCTACTACTTCTACTTCGACATCGCTTTCAACTGATACTTCCAGCTTCTCTTCTTCTGCCTTGACCGGTTTTTCATCCGGGAATTTAAACTTTTCTGTATCCATGATTAAGCCCTCGACACGCCGCGCGGATCTTCTACAACGGCTTCAACAGAATCGTCGTTGATCAGACGAAACTCTCTGCCGTGAATCTTGATTCTGGTTCCTGTATTAGGTCTAACCAGAATAAAGTCCCCTTTCTTGCACGAAGGCCCGCTGGGAAACCGTTCTTTGTCTTTATAACAATCCGGCCCGAGCGCAACTACAAACAAAACCGGCGACATCACTTCTTCGTAATGAAGCGTTTGTCCGGCTTTGACTAGCCCGCTTTCGTATTCGTCTTCAATCTCTGGTAAAGCACAGAGAATGTGATACGTAACAGGTATAGGCAGTTGTCTTGCCTTTTCCTCCGGGGTCTCCGGAAGGTGTGTGGGGATGGAATTCTCCCCGGTGGCGATCAAAAGCTCACTCATCGTCATACTCCAGTTGTCGCACAAGGTCGGTTACGAGGGAATGTGCAAGAGAAAGACCTTGGATTTCTCCTGCCATTGCTCTGTATTCGGCGTAATCTCGCGCTGAACCGTCCGCAAGCGCTTTTGAGATGGTTTCCCGCCGGTCATTAAGTTCTTTAATCACTACGAAGATCGCAGTAGTGTTCATCTATTGGTTACCTTTTACCTTTTGGTTGGCTTAGTGAGGTGTTTCAACATGTCTGTTTTTAGCTTTTTATCTATAGTTCGCTCTTGATTTTGAATCCTTGCCACCTCTTTTTGGGCTTCAATAGCCAGTTTTTCCTGCTCTAGCCTGAGTTTTTGCTGGGCGATCTCGTAATCTCTTTGACTATCAGCTTCTTTCCGCTTTAGCTCCTCTGCCCGCAGTTGGAGTTCCGCCTGTTGCATCTGCAACATCGGGTTTTGCGCCATTTGCTGCGCTTGTTGCTGTTGAGCTTGGGCTTGATTGGTTTGTAGAAGCTGCTGTGCAGCCTGCGCTACCAATCTAGAAAGCTGAACTTCTACTTCTTCTGGCAGTTCTGCATCTGGCGGGGTCATAGGAACGCCTAATTGCTCTTCTACTTGGCTTCGGTACTTAAACGCCATATGTTCTGCTACGTGAGACATGATGGCTCCCTGAATCTGCTGAGCCATTGGAGTTTGACCAATCATTTGCATGATGGTTGGGTCTTGTAACAGGGCTAAATGGGTAGAAATATGAGCTTGGTGATCCTGATAAATAAACGCTTTTGTTGGTTTTCCTGTTAAGAAACTCATGTTTTCTGACACAGGATCACGCGGTTTTTGATCATCCTCGATAGGTACCAACTTTTCCGCGTTTTTAACTCCCAACACCTCCAGCATCTGCCTATGAAGCTGGGGCAGGTTATAGATCTGAGGTGCGCCTTGGGCTAACTGAAGAGCAGCTTGGTACTGCATAATCCGTTGCGCCATCGTAGAGGCGTTAGGATCAGATACGGGGATGACTTCTACTAGGTCATAGTCGGACTGTTTAACGTCCCTATTACCTCCCACCGGGGTGTAGCTGTAATCCGGCGGCATGTAGTCACGAATGATCTTCTTAAGTAGCTTGAACTCCATCTTGAGGCTGTCGTGGACACGAGCTTGAACCGCGCTCATGGTCTTTAACTGTCTCTCAAGGATTGCTAACGTCGTCCCGACCGGGGCTTGGGCGGACATATCACTGATCTTAAGATCTGCGATACCTACCAATCTACGGGCGTCATCTGTGATTTTTTCTAACAACGCCGCCAGAACCTGACTGGGCTCCTTATAAGGCAGCGGCATGATGTTTTCACGCACCGACCCACTAGGTACGTCTACATCTCTAAACTCTCCGGGAGCGATAGGAGTGTCATCTCCTTTAATCCTAAGACCTCTGGTCTTAAGACCGCCCGGCAGGTTAGAGAGCGTTCCAGCATCTACCAACTGCCGAATAATGGACGTTCCAGCCCGGGCGTAACCGCCGATAAGGTGGATGTAACCCAATCCATAAGCACCAAATCCGTTGATAAAGTTGTACTGGACAAAGTGTTGACGTTTCTGTTTTAAAGAGTCGCCTTCTTCGTAATTCCTACGAATGGCTAGAACCTTAGTAGACCCACGGTCAATCGTGATGACATAAGGAAGCGCTACACCATCCGGGTCTTCGTATCCCGGTAGGTCGTAATCAACATGAATCTCTAAGACTTGATACCGATCATCATCCGTCAGGCTGTAGCCTTGCTCTTCAGCTTTCTTTTTTTCAATATCGGTAAAGATCCGAACAGGATCGCCTAAGTCGATATCTCTATAGAAACCTGCTACCTGTAGCTTTTTCAGGTCGTTCTTAGGCTTCCTCATAACGTGCGCTACGCGCCCAGCGCTGTAGATATTAGACACCCCGTACGGCATGATGATGTCTTCTGCCGGGATAAAAGGTGCTGCTTGTCTACCTAGGCTAGGATCGTAGTAAACCTTCTTAAAGGCACTGCCACTTAAGCCTAGAGCGTAAAGAAGCCTTTCATGCTCTGAACGGTATTCAATCATTTCATCCGTTAGACGGTAGTTCATATCGTCCCGGACACGTTCAGCGGCTTCTTTGTTCTGTTGGGTTTCCTCTCCTATGATCTGCGTCTTAACCGGACCTTGGGCCGGGAAAGTCTCAGTAATCATCTCAGACTGAAACCTGATGGCAGCTTCTGTTAAGACAGGACTATAGACACCACAAGCACCTAACCAAGGCTCTGCTCTCTCTTCGTACTTCATCCCAAGGACTTCCAGTCCTTTTACGAACATATCTGCCCAGTCTTTCCTAGAGTTGATGTCGTCATCTACCTGACCTAGCAGGTCGGACGAGATCTTTTGTAGCTCACTCTCATCTATGAGTTCTGCCAAGTTAGCATCGAACTCAGGTTCTTCCGGCATAAGGTCAATCTCTAAACCGTCAAGACTGATAGAGACTGATTCCGGGTCTTCAATTTCAATCTCAATCGCAGGTTCGTCTGACATCTGTGAGAGATCTAACGGCACAAGCGCTTGAGCAATATTCGTTGCCATGATGGTCCTCAGTAGTATTCAACTTTCCGTCTGAAGTAAGACGGTTCATCCTGTTCGTCTGACTGAACAGTAATAAACCCACCCTGTCTGAATCTCATTAACGCTTGAGATGTGGAGTCAACAAGATCGTCGTGATCCCCGTTAGGGAAAGATGCCATCTCTTCTACGACTTCTTCTGCCCACCTTGTATCCGGTCGCCAGACAACGCCGGAAGCAAATAAGTCAGCTATAGAGTTCACCCGCGCAATCTTATCCTGTCCCTTATAAGGGGTGTACTCCGATAAAGGAATCCCCATCCTTCTTAACTCATAAACAAGAGGCGCTCCAGCGGCTCTCTTCTCAATTATCAACGTGTCAGGATTCCACTCCTTCCACATATCAAAGGCCTTCTTCTTTAACTCCGGGAACTCTAAACGCTCTTTAACGGCATCTAACATAATAATGTTAGGCTGCATATAGCCTTTTTCGTTTTCTTTTTGGAAGATGCCCCACGTGGTACAGGCGGAGAAGTCTGCCCTATTGGACTTTTCAAACGCCGTATCCCAGCTCTGGATGATGTATTCACACTCAGGAGGATCTTCATCCTCCCAGAGTCTCCATTGATCTCTTTTGACAATCGCACCTTCTTCCGAGGTGGGATTCTGTTGATACTGAGCTTCCCATTTAGCTACCGGGATCTCAGCTTTGATAGCTTCTAGTTCTTCTTTCTTCCAGAACCCGGGCCATAACGGTGTACCAGACGGAAGGATCGCCGGGAATTCAATCACCTCCCAGTTATCCGTCCCATCCTTACTAGAGTTCTTAAGAATCTGCCCGGCTAAGTCTCTCTTAGACCACCGGGTCATAACGATAATAATCGCCCCGCCCGGTTGTAACCTCTGCCTAGGCCCGGAGGTATACCACTCATACACCGCGTCATACACGGCAGGATTGTTCTGTTTTGCCTCCTGCTCACTATGCGGGTCGTCGATGATCAATACATCAGCACCCTTACCCGTAACAGCACCACCTACCCCGATAGCAAAGTAATCACCACCCTGCTTTGTATTCCATCTACCAGCGGCTTTAGAGTCACTAGACAACTCTGTACCAAAAACCCTCTGATAAAACTCTGATTGAACTAAGTTCCTTACCTTCCTACCAAAACCTACTGCCAATTCAGCAGTATGGGCTGTCTGAATGATCTTCTTTTCTGGAAACTTCCCCAAAAACCACGCAGGTAACAGATAACTAGCAAACTCTGACTTCGTATGCCTAGGCGGCATGTTGATAATCAACCTCTTTAACTCTCCGTTCGCAACTCTCTCAAAAGCATCTGCCATGATCTTATGATGCTTACCAGAGATAAATACAGGCCACATCTGCTGAACGAAGAATAAGAAAGACTCTCTACACCTCTCTACCCTATCTAACTCTAATAACTGTAATACCTTCTTCCTCTGCTGAGCAGGAACCCGCTCAGCA